GGCCAGTATTCTCAGAAGGGTTATTACCATTGCGAAGAATGTGCGCCGCTTTAATTTGCGAGCACTACGCAAAGAAATAACTCCGAAGGAGCTGGCTGATCGGTACATGGAAGCTCGCTATGCTCTAAGGCCCCTGTACTACGACGCGATGGGATGTGCGGCTGCTCTCTCCAAAGAGAAAGGCTTAGCGCGGAAAACGTTTCGTGGTTATGGGTCTAAGAGCGACAAGACTAGCGACACCACCATCACCGTACCCAGGTACCTCGTTGAGGGAACCTGGACAAGGAAGATGGACTATCGGGTGACAGCTAGGGCGGGTGTGCTGTGTGATGTGGAAATCACTAACGCAGCACTGTTCGGTGCAACCAAGATTGCTGAGGCTATTTGGGAAATAGTTCCCTTTAGCTTTATCATTGACTGGTTCATCAATATCGGCGATTGGATCGCCTCTCACACCCCAGATGCTGGAGTGAGACAGCTAGCCTCATGGTGTACGATTAAGGAAACTCTAACGTACACCAACACGTTGTCAAGTTATCGTTCAACTGCGTCAGTAGCTCCGCTAACGTTTGTCGAGGGTTCTATCTCGATCGCGCCAACGGAATACACGCAGGAGGAATCGTTCCTCGAGCGAAGAACGGACATATCGGCTTCAACTTGGCCCAGCTTTAAACTAAGGCTGGACGAGTTTAAGCTAGTTGACCTTGGCATCATTCTGCGAAAAGTTCTTTCGTAGGTGAACTGCCGAAGTGTGAAAGGAGTCCCAAATGCAACCGAACCAAATTGTTTTGGCAGTCGATCCGGAAAACGACGACACGATCGTCAATGAAACTTACACTCGTTATGAGGAGTTTCAAAATCGCGCAACTTATATTGGGGCAGCACATCTCCCCGATACGCGCGATATGTTGGCGATCTATCGTACGTTCCCGACTAAGTCGGGCAACTTTAAAGGTACAGCGAAGTCCTCGGTGAAGTTTACCGAAGATCTTCAGGTGGCTGGGGTGGATAGTAATACCACTCTGACCGCTCCGCTAATCCTGGAGTTGTCCTTCTCGGTCCCAGTGGGTGCAACTGCTGCGCAGGTGATTCATGCCCGCCAGCGTTTACTTGCACTCATCGACGACGACACCATCATGGACGGGCTTAACATCCAGCTTATGGTTTAACCTTCGTTATGAACAATAACGTCGGTTATATCCAATTTCTACCATACTTGGGAATCGTGAGATTGCCCAAGGTGACGAGCGAGAGGAGGGAAGCCAGTGCGAATACCGATTGATATGGTATACGACCTGATCTCTACGATCTATCGTTGGTTGAAGAAGCGGAAGTTAACTAAATAACCCGTCTGTGAGGAGTCGAGAGCTATGAAACGTAGCACGTCGAGAGCTAACCTTAACGATAACGTTAAGGTACGGGTCCCCAGGGATTATCCCTGGAAGATCCTAAACCAGCTTGCTGGTGACCTATCGTGCAGTCTCGAAAAGGACGACCTAGATAAGCTCTTAGCAATTGCGCGCAAGCGTGATTTCAACGAGTACTTATTGTTGTCTGAGACCTGGGGGCCGCAGAGCATTACCTCCAGTGATACTAGCGCAGATGTAATTTTCGCTAAGTATCAGGCATCTGCCCTACTTAAGAAATTTCAATTCCCTACGGATGCAAAATCCCGTAGAATGGCCGCCTTAAAGAAATTTAAGCAAGCTGAGGACGACTGTTTGTCTTTCAACCGAAATGGTTCTAAGACCTTATCGTTTCTCCGGAATGATACCGAGCTTAATTGTTACACGTACGCTCGGGAATTTCTAAGTAGGCTCTTAGGGGAAGAACTTCCCGAAGAGCAAAAACTGACGCTATGGTCGCGTCACGGACCGGGGAGCAACCTGGACACTAAGGAAAGGCGTATCTCGCTATACGATAAGTATAGTTCGTGGCCCTACTCGTGCACCAGCGGTTCCCTGCGTTATGCTCGATCCGCCATACAAAACGACCCGCGTTGGCTGGGCGCTCTCGAAGACGATTACCGCACTAAACATGGCATTGAGCCATGGCGGATACTCGATCAAGAGGTGTTTTGGTCCAACGTACTACAGGTCGTCCCTGGCAATCGTATCACTTTCGTGCCTAAGAACAGTCTTACTGACCGTTCTATCGCGATCGAGCCCTGCATGAATCTCTATCTGCAGCTGGGAGTTGATGGTTATATTCGAAGCCGTTTAAAACGGTGGGGAGTGGACCTAGATGACCAGTCTAAGAACCAGAGGTTAGCATGGGAGGGGTCCATTAACTGGACTAGTGAGGATCCATTTGTGACCCTCGACTTAGCAGCTGCGTCTGACACCATTTCATTGGAGTTATGTCGCTTACTGCTACCGCCTCAGTGGTACCGGTACCTTATCAGATTGCGGTCCCCAGTTGGGGTCTGCAATGGGGAGGTGATCTCTTACGAGAAAATTTCCTCTATGGGTAACGGGTACACATTCGCACTTGAGTCTGCCATATTCGCTGCGGTTGTTTTCGCAGTTGAGAAGCAGCTCAAGGGCCGATTTAACAAGGACGAGGTTGCTATTTACGGTGATGATATTATTTGCCGTAAGTCCTCGTCAGTGTTAGTCGTCCAAATCTTGAACTTGTTCGGCTTTAAGCTGAATCACGAGAAGTCCTTCTTCGAAGGGCCCTTTCGGGAGTCATGCGGTGCCGACTGGTACAAGGGCACACCTGTGAGACCAGTTTTCCTCACTTCGAACCCCTGTACGGTCATGGAACTGTGGAACGATGAAAATCGTCTACGCAGGATCCTATCCCTACGTTTCTGGGGTTTCCGATTCAAAGTCTGCGATCTCATCGCAAAATGGGTACCTGACGAGTTTAACGACGTCATTGGTCCTGTTAGCGATGAAGACTTTGATTCGTATAGGCACTCTCCAATACCAAACACCAGGTATAGGAATGGCCTATGGAAGTTCACACGCTTGGTAGCAATACCCAAGAGTGTGAGGGGTGAAAGCTTCCTTTTCCGGAAGCT